TATTTTATCGCGTCACGAAAAGGTGGAAGATGTTCAATCTCCGCTGACATGTTGAAATGTCGAATATATTTATCGGATTCTTCTTCTGGAAGGCCATACCTTTCATGAAGCTCGTAAGAAGAGTTCTTCCTACGAAATCCCTCTAGTTCCATCCACTCATTGTAGATCTTGATCCAGTTGACGAGAACGCCGTCACAATCTGTTAGTATCATCATTATGTAAGTATACTACATTAAAAGCTCCAATAAGTCAAGAGTTATTTTTGTAAAAAAGATGTAAAATCATCAAAATTCCCTAATTGTACAGTTACAATACCCATAATGAGTTTATTAACTGTATTTCTGGTAATATTCTGTGATCTCGGCAATCAAAGGATCGATCCAATCCTCTCTTTTCTCCTGAAAGATCAAAGGAGTTGGATCGTTATCCACAACCATCAGAATGACCAGTTCTTCAATCTCAATCTCGGTAAGTTCCTGCAACATGAATGAGTAGGCACATGCTTGCATGAAGTAAGTTGAGATCTCTTCTCGACTTTTGATGCGAGAGGATGTCTTGAAGTCAATGATGGATAGTTTATTGTCAAACTCTCCGATGAGATCAACACGACCTGCAACTCTCAAAGTATCGGAGTAAAGAGGAGTCTCTTGAGCTACAATGTTACCCACTCTTGCATCAAGGACTTTTCGAATTGTCTTCCAAGAGAAGAGGACATGCGGCATACTTTCTCCTTTGAGATAATTCTCTTCGTTGTTGAGATATCTCTCACATATGTTGTGAACTGCGGAACCGCGAGTTGTCGCATGACGAGAAATACGATTTGCCTCTTTTTCTCCCACTCGCCTTCTCCACTCAAGAAGAGCTTCCTTCTTCTTGGCGCCAAGAACAGTAGTGATGGACTTCAACTTATTTCCCTGTGGAGTAAGGTAAGTTCTACCGTTTGGTGTTGTCTCTGCGACTAAATCTTCGTATGGGAGATTAAAGGGGACATGATTAAATTTCATTGATTTCATAAACTTCTAATAATATTTCACCTGAGCTGCCGTCATTTCCTTCGGCAATAATAGTATAAACTCCATAATCTAAAGTCAAGACCGAAGCCACACTTGTTACATCATCTGTGGGCATTTCCATTCCTTGAAAGTCAGATACTGGCCAAAGAGGAAACGCTCCAAATTTATTTATGGCTTCAATAATCTCTTCAGTATTTTCTTCATCAACCCAATCGTTCTTTTGATAGATTAGTTGATTGCCATTTCCATCATAAATATTACGATATATAGATATCTTTGGATCAACTAAAGGATTCTCTACACCGATGTCCTGTAACTTTTCTCCAATCGCTCGAATCAATACTTTGTTGTTGTCTCCATTTAGGACAAATCCCTGAGTAAAACTTTCTCCGGCATCAAGTGTACCTCTTGTTGAAACATTGACGATATTCTTACTATTTTCTATATCCTCTCCATCGAAGAGGTTGTAATCTCTGTGATTTTGTACGACATACTCCTGAGCCTCTACTGCCGCATTTTCCAAATCATCGGATGTATACGTAGAAGTAATAAAGTGATTACTTATGTTCGAAGGATCTGAAGATCCAAAACTGTTATAGGCGTAGACGCGATATCGATACATAGCTTCGTTAGAGATTGTTCGATCTATAAAGTATGTAACGTTACGTCCAACAGTTCCAACCTGTTGGTAAGAGTTCCCAGCATTTGATGATCTTTCAATTATAAAGCCTTCCTCGTCGGAGGAGTTGTCATTCCATGTCAGAGTCAATTCGTTCGCTAAAACGTTAATGTAAAATAATGAGATAAACGCTGAAAACCACACAACATGATTGTGAAGTCTTCGCATAATCTATTACTATTTATACTATTGATCATTCCAAGATGGATTCTTCTTCTTGCTTATGCGTATATTCTTTCTACGAGATTTCTCAAAGGAATCATATTCGCGATATTCGTTCTTCTTCTTAGGCTTTGTTTTTTTCTTCACTTTAGTAATGTTCAATACTGTTTTTTCCAGAATTCTTGGCGATTCGTTTGAGAACATCATTCCAACCAGAGCCTGCCCTTTTGATAGGATTGATAGTATCGTGTGTGATTGGAGGAGAGGAGACCATTCTTTTGAGTTCTCCCTTCTCTTCACAGGAGCAGGTAAGAGGATCATCCTTCTTTGCGATAGTGACAAGTCGTTCCTCAATCTTGTCACACTTTAAGCAGCGGTAGTCGTAATTGGGCATGTTTGAAACCAGTAAGGTGTTTGTGCGTTTTTCCACTCCATTTTGAAGCGTTCTTGTTTAGTCATATAAAATTTACGATAGGATTCTACGGGAGCAGACTCGTTCATACATTCCGGATTACTTTTCATGGCCAATCGAAATGGTGTCATGTCAACGTTCGGAATATTGTTTGGTGTTGGTTTGAGGTGTTCTCGTAAAGACCTATCAGTGAGGTGAATCTTTCCATATCGTTTTGTGTATTCGTCACAAAGGGCAATGAAGAGCTCGTAGTGCCACAAATAGTTTTGTGTAGACTCGCGAGTCCATATCGTACAAGGATGGTTGAAATGAACCGCATTGTAAAGATGGTGTTCGCGAACGTCGCCAAGCATGAAATACTTTGACATCGTTTTCCCACTCTTGGATCGTTTCTTTGTTTCCACACCATCCAACATACGATGAGCAGTTGAGAGCATCTGAGCAGACTCAAGTACCATCTTTGGTACATGTTTGTCGCAATGCATTGACGCAGCAGTGCGTGGATCTTCATCAAGTATAAAAATATTCATACAACCATAATACCAGATTACACCAAAATGTCAACTTATTAATTCGGGAAAGGTATCTCTTACCAATGTTTTTGTGATCTTCGAGTATTTCTTGTTTGCAAAGGTTGTAAGCTTCCCATCCTTTGCGGCAACCAAAATCTTTGAATCCTCGCCCGAAAGAGTTTCAAGAATACCGATAAACCAACGTTCCTTTCGTATCTTTGAATACTTTGCCTGTTTGGTACAATTACCTATATTTACAAATATTCGATTCATACTTGAGATTGGAAACCTCGTCTCTTCGTTCTCCTTGTATGGTGGAGCTCCTTCTGGAAAGTCCAACTTAATATTGTCATTGTACGCAAGTTGAAGAATAGTCTTCACCTGTTTATACGCATTCCTTTTCAGGTAAACAATCCTCTCATCGCGATCTTCGATCTTTTGAGCATTGGCGAAAACCTCATGTGGCATTAATGTAATTTTATCTCTTCTCATAGTTTTATTTATTGTTGAAAAATTCCTGTGCTGATTCAACCAGAAGACCACAACGGTTCGTCACCAAATAGTTAAGAATTTTATTGTTGTTTTTTCCGCTCTGTTCTCCTACCTGATTAATCACTTCCTTTCGAATCTCGGATGGTGTCTTACGGAGATTGATCATCCATTCGTTCCTTTGGTAATTACGCCAAACATGTTTAGACATATGGTTCTGTAAACTCTGTCGATTTTCCCACCACTCATCGATTCTCTTTGCACGAAGAGGTGTTTGTCGAAGTTCATTAGTAAATGTGTTGTCTGGGCTTAAGACGTTTGGAACTCCATCACTTGAGTCACCCTTACAGATATGTTCAAAGAGATAACGATGCGGATCTTCACACTTCAGAAACTTCCGTTGAACCGGACTGTACTGTTGAACGTTTGAGAACTGTTGAAGTTGAAGAAAGTCTTTGTCACCCGAAACAATCAATATCTCCTCGTGGCGCCCAAACTCCTGCAACTCTGAAACAAGTATTCCGATGATATCGTCTGCTTCCGCACGATCTACTGTGACTACTGGGTAAGAAAAGTTCTCCTTGAGTTCATCTCGAACATTGTTCGCCATCGTGAAAAACTTGTTCCAGTCAAGCTTGGATGTCTCGCGTGCTCCCTTGCGAGCAGCTTTGTACTCCGGAAAGATTTCCTTACGCCAAGAACTACTATCACATGCAATTACCATTTGTCCAAACTCACCGCGATTCTTAATGTTGTGCATTCGCAACGAGTTAAGAATCATGTGACGAACTATTCCCTGATCAAGTTGATCGGGATGTTTTTGAGAGAATGCAGCCGCAACTGCAATACCACTATAATCTACTATAATCATGACACAAGTGTACCACAAATGACTGCATTTGTAAAGACTAAAATTGTAAAAAATTAGTAAACTTCTATCATGTCGCGGATTCGTTCCGCAAGTTGTCTCGGTGATTGCGCTTCAGGATCTCCATGTTTCAGAAGACTGCGAAGGTGTTGGTCTATATCCCACAGCTGGCGGAAGTAGTCAACGGACTTACATGTTATATCAAATTCTTCCTTTTCGTCTGGAAGATCAAATTCTAGTGTTGCTTTCATTTTTTTAGTACGTGTTTTCGGTGAATCTTTCCACCCACAAAGGCATTGTAATATTTATCGGGTCTTAACAAAACATGGTTCGTCATTTGATACCACATCTCCCAATAACTCATTTCTCCTTTGGAGTTGCATAATCTTAATATTTTTCGTTCAAATCTCTTTTGTCCAGTTTTCTCCACTAAAAACTGGACATTTTTACTGGAGCCATAATATGTTTTCCAATCAGATTCCTTGACGACCTTACGTTTTCTTTTCTGGCCTTTGAGCGGAGGTAACCTCCTTGTACTGAAAAGGTTTTTTTTGCCGATATATCGCTTATCATTTTCAGTATCACGAAGTTCATAGACAAATCCAATTGCATCATCACGTTCTTCAATTTTAAATTCTTTGCCATCATAAAGCCACATGAATCTATTTATTCATCCTCGGCCGATATAAAATAACTCGGATCGTCAATATCGGGTGAACCACAAAATGGGCAGTAACAAGGAGTATCTACCATTGGATGTCCATACTCATCTTCGATACTCTCATCTCCAACATTTGACCATGCAACTTCAAACCCAGTTTTACAGTTGCCACAAAATAGTTTCTCGTGTCCAGCCATATCAACTCTCG